CCTTCACAGTGCCAGGACGACCACGAGGTAAAGAGCGACCCCGAATGGGCCGCAATGGTAAGTTTTATACTCCAAGGACGACTCGAGAATACGAAGAGACCGTGGCGTGGTTTGCGAGGAGCGCATATAAAGAAGAGCCTACAAAAGATCCCGTCAGGTTGGACTTAACAATAAGATCCTCAAAAAGTAGAGCCGACACGTCGAATATTTTAAAAAGCATCGAAGATGGTATGAACGGTATTATATACGTCGATGACAAGCAAATAAAAGAAATTCACATATCACGTATAGAAGGAGACGGTGAAGGGGTAGATGTTGCCGTTTTTCTGTTAAAGGATGATAATGATGGCTAAAAAGAAGGCCAATTTCATCTAGGAGGTTAAATCATGGAAATAAGAAAAATACCGATAGAGAAGCTAAATCCTGCTGCATATAATCCGAGAAAAGACCTTAAGCCCGGTGACCCGGAATATAAGAAACTCAAGCGGTCAATACAGGAGTTTGGCTATGTGGAACCTATCGTCTGGAACAAGCGCACCGGAAACATTGTCGGCGGCCATCAGCGGTATAAGGTGCTTCTCGACATGGGTATGCGGGAAGTGGATTGTGTTGTTGTGGACCTGGACGAAACAAAGGAAAAGGCGCTGAATCTGGCATTAAACAAAATTCAGGGCGATTGGGACGAGAACAAACTGGCTGAACTGATGGCTGAGTTGGACGCAAGTGCATTTGATGTTTCGCTTACCGGTTTTGACGCTCCTGAAATAGACGAACTGCTTAACCAATGGTACTCCAAAGAGGCGATACAAGACAGCTTTGACATAGATAAAGCGCACGAGGAAATTGTGCAGCGCGAGCCTGTAACGAAGCGGGGCGATATCTGGCTCCTCGGGAATCATCGTTTGATGTGCGGCGACTCCACGAGCGAGGCTGACTTCGCAAAGCTCATGGACGGAGCGCATGCTCAAATGGCGGTTACTTCCCCTCCATATGGGGTAGGCAAAGAATATGAAAAGGCAGGGATTGAACCATGGTTCGAGACAGTACGCCCAGTGATTAGAAACCTGTGCAGGTATGCAGATATTGTCTGCTGGAACTTAGGCGATCTCTATGCCACCGGCTCTCAGTTTATTGAACCCACCAGTGTTTACAGTGTGAACATGTTTTTGGAAAACGGTTACCGCCCTATCTGGATTCGCATATGGAAAAAGCAAGGCATGAATTTTGGCGTAGGCCCTTATCATCTTGTTTCAAACAAGCCGGTTCAGCAGTATGAGTATATTTCAGCCTTCAGCAATAAAGGAGAAGTTGAAGTTGAGGAATATAACGATCAGGAATATGTATGGCTGTCAGCCTTTGCGAGACACAGTTATAAATTTGTGAAACGGCTTACAAAGGAAGAACGCAAGAAATGGGGCTATGCTGGGATATGGGAGATGACCACTGTCCGGGCAAACAAGGAGCACCCCGCCATGTTCCCTGTGGAGCTTCCATGGCGGTGCATCAAAATGCACAGCGACAAAGGCGGTATTGTGCTTGAGCCGTTTTCCGGCAGCGGCACCACTATAATTGCGGCTGAACAGACCGAGCGTAAATGCTACGCAATGGAGTTATCCCCTGTTTACTGTGATTTAGCTGTTAAGCGCTGGGAAAACTTCACGGGACAAAAGGCGGTGTTGGTTGAATGAAGTGGGTATTTATATCTCACCCCACGAGCAATAGAAAATAGTTCGTTGCCAGATGATCTTATTGTTGACTTTTTTGGAGGCAGCGGGAGCACTTTAATTGGGGCTGAAATAACTGGCAGGAGATGCAATATAATAGAACTCGATCCTATATATTGTGATGTAATTATTAAACGATATGCAAAATTGTGCGGTGCAAAAAAAAATAACATGCGAGAGAGATGGAAAAGAATATTGCTATAAGGATATAATTCAACTATGATTGTGGGGATGATAAATGAGAAAAACAAAATTAACGAAAGAGATGATTGATAAAATCGCTACCTTCATAGCAAATGGTAATTATGTGGAGACAGCATGTAAAGCGCTAGGGATAGGTCAAAGCACATATTACGAATGGATGAAGAAAGGGAGAGAGGGAAAGAAACCCTATGCAGAATTGGCGGAGACCGTAAAAAAAGCAGAAGCGATTGCAGAAGCTAAGCGGATACAGACAATACTTACGGCATCAGAAGAGACATGGCAAGCTGCCGCATGGTATTTGGAGCGTCGCTACCCCGAGCGGTGGGGGCAGAAAAAACGTGGTGATGATTCGGATGATCATAATATCAAATTAAAGGAGCTTGTAGATGCAATTAGGGAAGCGGCAAGTGTTCAGTCAAAAACAAGCTAATGTGATTGCCGAAGCAAATGCACGCTGGAACATTCTTTCAGGTGCAGTGAGAAGCGGCAAGACATATGGGTCTTTCTTTCTTTTACCGTTGAGGGTAGCTGAACAAGGTGAAGGCAATTTCCTGCTCGTTGGTAAGACAGAGCGTACACTAAAGCGTAATATCATTGATCCGCTTCGAAACCTTTACGGTCCTGATTGTGTTTCACAAGTTTACGGCGATGGATTAGTTGACATATTCGGTCGAAAATGCTATGTGGTTGGCGCAAACGACGAGCGAGCTGTGACCAAGATACAAGGCATCGGTCTTGTGTATGCATACGGTGATGAAGTTACCACTTGGCCAGAATCATTTTTTGAAATGCTCAAGTCACGACTTGATAAACCAGGTGCAAAGTTTGACGGCACATGTAACCCAGGATCGCCACACCATTGGCTGAAGCAATTCATAGATAATACAGATGATCGATGGTTAAAACACTTTCACTTTCAATTGGATGATAATCCTTTCTTGGATCCTGATTTCGTAGAAGCATTAAAAACCGAATATACAGGCGTATGGTATCAGCGCTACATCCTTGGTCAATGGGTTGTGGCAGAAGGCGTTGTGTATGACATGTTCGATGCGGCACGACATGTGACGGATGATATACCGAGCATTAAGAAATGTTGGGTCGGCGTCGACTATGGTACAAGCAATGCAACATCTTTCATCTTGCTCGGCATTGGCATTGATAATAAATTGTATGTTTTACGAGAATATCGACATGAAGCGGGAGCAGAATTATCACGAAGCAAAACAGATGTCCAATATGCCGAAGATTTCGTGAATTGGCTTGGCGATATAAAACCAGAATGGATATTCATTGATCCGTCGGCAAAGTCATTTCGATTGGCTTTATGGCAAATGAGACGAAAATATCCCGCATTAAGCCGAGTGGCGCAAGCTGACAACACGGTGCTTGATGGTATTAGAAAAATATCATCGCTACTTTCGGCTGAAAAGTTATTCATACATAAATCATGTAAGGGGTTACAAGAAGAATTTACAAGCTATGCATGGGATCCGAAAGCACAGGAACGAGGCGAGGACAAACCAATTAAAGAACATGACCACAGTCTTGATGCTTTGCGATATGCAGTCAATGGATTAGGTCGATATTATAACTTGGTAATGGATTCGTAATATTTATATTTAATATCATGTTGACATAAATAGTAATGTGATTGTATACTCACAAAATGAGGGAGGGCGAGAATAACAAATGAGAATATTAGATGTTTCAACGTGGCCTCCCGTTACTATATGGGATAATGAACGTGCAAAAATGCAAGAATGGGCGGCTTGGTATTCGGGAGATACAGAGCGGCTTGCAAACTATTACCGTTATGTTTGTGGATATTCAAGCACAACTAAGGGTCGTTTTTGGGGCAAAATATACGAAGACGAGAATCGACCCTTAGTCCACGTGCCGATCGCTGGTGACATCGCTGGCGTGTCGGCTGATCTTCTTTTTTCGGAAGAACCCACCATTGAGATTGTCGAAGCAACCGACGGCAACAGCGAAGCTCTAAAAGCGCAAAAAAGATTAGACGAAATCATCGAGCAGTCAAGTTTCATCTCAACGATGATATCGGCAGCAGAAATCACCGCAGCTTTAGGTGGTTGCTATCTCAAAATAGATTGGGACAGCGAATGGTACTCGATACCACTTGTGACTATTTGCCAGCCTGACGTGGCATATCCCACGTTCGGCATAGCAGGGGACCTAAGATCAGTTTCTTTCGTGCGAGAAGTAGAACGGACGCAAAGCAAGGTGTGGCGTCATATTGAATACAGAGAAGCGGGACTTATTGAGAATGCGTTATACGAAGGATCAGACATCTCACTTGGTAGACGAATGCCGCTAGACTCACATGAAAGCACTGAAGGATTGAAAGATGTTGTCAATACAGGAATAGATGACGTACTTGTTAGATATATACCAAACCGAATACCAAATAGGTTATTTAGGGGATCTCCATTAGGCATGTCCGACTTTGCAGGACAAGAACCGCTTATGGATGCGCTCGACGAAACGTTCAGCTTATGGATCGACGACATTCGACGAGCACGAGGACGAATTATCGTTCCTGCACAATGGCTTGAGAAGGATGACCAAAGCGGTAAGTTTATGTTCGATGAGGACAGGACAGTATTTGTCAGACTACCCAACATGGGGCCGCCAGGCGAAGAAGCACCGTTAACCGTACAGCAATTCGCTATAAGAGCGCAAGAACATCAGCAGACAGCGCTTGAATTGCTTGATAGGATCATCACTTCTTCAGGTTACAGTCCTCAATCGTTCGGATTGAATATCGAAGGACGTGCTGAAAGCGGGACGGCACTCAGGATACGAGAGCGTAAAAGTCTCAAAACTCAGCAGAAGAAAGCAGCTCATTTTAAACCACGTATGGAGGATATTCTCCATCTTGCGCTTCAGGTTGATCGACTTTATCTTAACAGCGACACACCAATTGCATACAGACCACGTATCACTTTCGCTGACTCGATACAAGAATCGATGGGCGAGCTCTCAAGTGCTGTGCTTACGATCAGCCAGGCAGAGGCGGCATCTATTCAGACGAAGGTTGAAATGTTACATCCTGAATGGAGCTATGATCAAGTACAAGCAGAAGTGCAGCGCATTATGGAGGAAAGCGGGAGAGCAGTAACAGAGCCAGACTTTAGAGAGTGGTAGTTATGTCTATCAATCCTAGATATGCTGAACAGTTAGCACGAGATTTGTTAGAGCTTTATACTCAAGCAGAGACTAGAATGCTTGAGATAATTGCGAAAGAGTTAGCAGACAATATCTACGCTCCAGACTGGGCAGCAGTTAAACTAGCAGAAATAAGCAGAGTTAAATCGAAACTAGAAAAGCAAGTAGCGAAACTTGACAAGAAGATGCCAGAAGTGGCAGCAGAAACAGTTAAGAAAGCATACACTACAGGTCAAAAGGGAGTTGAAGCGGATCTCAAGAAGATAAAACCCGACATTAGGACAGGCTTTGGTATGATCGACGAACGTAAGGTCACATTGTTAACTAGACAACTGGCAGGCACGCTTGGTCAAACTCACTTGCGTATCACACGACAAGCTCTCGATGAATACCGTTCAATTATTGGCAAGGCATCTCAAATGGTTGAACTGGGAGTCGAAACGAGACAGCAAGCAGCACAGCGAGCGTTAAATGAATTTGCTGATAAAGGTATAACTGGGTTTAAGGATAAAGCAGGTCGTACTTGGTCGCTACACTCATACACTGAAATGGCGACACGTTCTACGACAGGACAGGCGGCTATCGAAGGAGCGATACAGCGGTTGCAGGACAACGACTATGACTTGGTTATTGTAAGTTTTCATGCTGACTCTTGCCCACTTTGCGGGCCGTGGGAAGGACAGATTCTCAGTATCTCGGGGAAAAGTGATCAATATCCGTCACTCGATGAAGCGATCGCTGAGGGGCTCTTTCATCCTAACTGTGGTCACTCGCTTGGCGCATACATACCAGGTCTAACTGAAAAACCAACACAAGCAGAAATGGGCAAAGGTGACTTCGAAGAGGCACAAGAGCAACGAAGACTTGAACGTGAAATTCGACGATGGAAACAACGAGAAGCTGTAGCGATCACAGATGAGGAAAAGAAGAAAGCAGCAGCAAAGGTCAGAGAAAAGCAAGCAGCATTACGAGAGTTTGTAGACACTACAGGAAGGAATAGACAAAGAGATAGAGAGCGTATATAATAAACTACAAGATGCCAGGTGCATCTTGAATACAAAAGGGAGGCCGACAGAATGCTTGACGCATTGAGGCATAATTTCAATTTGCAACTATTTGCTGAGGGTGATCCTGGAGATCAACCCTCGGGTAGCGAAGAGAAGCAGGAAGCAGCAGACGGGAAAGAGCAAGCGGGGCTGGATCCTGAAGCTCTACGCAAGGAACTTGAAGCCGTGCGTAAGGAGGCGGCAAAGTACCGAACCGAGCGCAAGGCTCTTGCTGAAGAGATAGAGGCTCTCAAAAAGAACCTTGGTAAAGCGCTTGGGTTCGAGGATGACAAGGGGAAGGCTGACGTCAATGCAGCTTTGGAGAAGATACAGCAACTGCAGAATGAGATACAAACTGAACGGTTGCAAAACATCTTCAATAAAGCAGCAATTAGTGTAGGAGCTGATATTGAGTTAACGTGGGCATTCCTTAAGGGGACAGGCAAGCTTGTTCCTGGAATGACGCAAAAGGAAGTTGAAGAAGTTTTGAAGGAAACATTAGAAGCTTATCCTAAGCTGAAAGCTGAAGAGACACCGAAAAAGAGCGGTGGAGCTTTTACTCAGCCGAAGGATAAGGGGGGGAAAGTCGATATGAACGTAGCCATCCGAAAGATGGCGAGACGTTAAAAAAGAAAGGAGCGATGTAAATGGCACAAATAGGAACCTCGGGACAGTATTTTACTTCTGAAGCAGATGCGCTTCCTCTCATCCCGCAGGAAGTAGCTAATGAAGTAATAAATGGTATTACCGAAGCATCGGCAGTTCTAAGTTTGTTTAGACGATTGCCGAATATGAGCTCTAGGACGTTGAGGATGCCTGTTCTCAATTCAATGGGAGCAGCTAGCTTCATCGCAGCGACCGAAAACGACAACCTTGTAACAGGAACAGATGAGGAGGCTCCGGCAAGTGTTGCTGATGCTGGGGTTCCTGGACTAAAAGACACTCATGAAATGGAGTGGACGAATGTTTACATCCACGCTGAGCCGTTGGCGATCATCCTACCTATAGGTGAGGATGTATTAGAGGATAGCCAGTATCCTATATGGGACGAAATACGACCTCGCATAGTCGAAGCTTTTGGTATAGCCATCGACAATGCTGTAATATGGGGCCAGGGGCGACCAACCTCATGGCCAAGTGGCATTGTGTCAACCGCAATAAGCCGTGGTTTCACTGTTGCTGAAGGCACTGGAGCTGACCTTGGCGAGGATGCATCGGAGCTAATGGGAGTATTGGAAGCCGTAGGGTATGATCCGAATGGGTGGATAATTGACCCCACGGCCAAGAAGGATCTTCGCAACCTTAGGGATACTTCTGGTAATTTGCTCTTTACTCCATCTTTAGCACAAGGTCAACCAAGCACTTTCTGGGGATTACCGATCGAGTATGTGCGTAATGGAACCTTCAGAAGCTCGACTGCAAGGTTTATAGTTGGTGACATGAACCAGGCAGTTTATAGCATTAGGTCAGATATGCGCTTTGATATCTTCAGGGAGGGAGTCATTACTAGCAGCGCAGGAACTGTTGTCGCTAATCTAATGCAGAATGACATGGTAGCATTGCGAGTCGTGATGAGACTTGGCTGGGCGGTTCCTAATCCGATTCATGCACTCGGAACCAACCGAGCTACTAAGTATCCGTTCGCTGTAATGACTGCGTAAGTGGGGAGAGAGAAACTCCCCACTTTTAGCTGAAAGGAGAGATGTAAATGGCTAATTACCCAAAAGGTGGGTTTATAGACCACGGGCAGGAAATTCAAGTCGCTCGTGGTGCTAATAATTCAGTTGTTAAGCTACCTGAGCTTAGAGTGGCGTGGTATTCGGTTGCTCCTGACGCAAAAGACACCGATGGTGTTTTAGAGACGGTTACGCTTGCGGCTGGGAGCAATGAATATGAACCTGACGGACAACCCGATATCGCACGACAGTTAGTTATAACAGGGGACGCTGACTCTCAAGGTGCTGTAGTAACTGTTTTCGGTAGAGATGCCTTAGGCAGTCTCATTTCTGAAGCTAAGACGATACCAGCGACTCCATTCGCCATTACCACAAGCCAAGCTTTTGCTTCAGTTACATCGATAAAGGTCACACATAGCGAAGAGTATATTCTTGCGCTTGATACTCCCACTGGTGGCACCTATAAGCTTGGTAATGCTGTTGATGGCTGGACTGCCGATATAGCTTACAATGCAACAGCTGCAGCTATTCAGACTGCACTTGAAGCGATTTATGGTGCAGGCAACGTGGCCGTTGTAACTGGATCTAATTTCACGATAACATTCGATCCTGGTATCGTTGCCGACCTCAAACTTGACTCAAGCCTTACGGATGCAGCTGCTGCAGCAGTCACACTTTCAGACTTAGGAGACGTGAAGGTCGGACTCGGCCAAGGCATAGGACTACCGTTTAAGGCAGACGCTCCTACCGTGTTGGCCGTATATCACAACGGAGCAGTCATAGCTCCAGGCACATGGACGCAGACCGTTGATGCTGCAAGCGGATCGGCAGCTAAGAACATACTCGATCCTGGAAACACAGTAGGAACTGCTTATAATGGCGTCAAGATACTCGATGTATACTTCGGAGTTGCAGGGATACGAGAGGCGTAGGGGCCGTGCGCCCCTACCCTCTTTTGCGAGGTGGTGAGTTGTGAGTATGCTCAGGACAATTAACAAAGAGACCAAATATGGCAAGGTGACAGTCGGAACCACGGCTGTGGAGCTGAAAATCGGAACTGCCGCCATACCAGGCAGAACTGGACTAATGGTAGCCAACGCCAGCTCAGATACTACAGTGCTATATATAGGGACGGACAGCAACGTTACAGCAAGCAATGGATTTCCCATTAAAGCAGGAGAGCATTTGTTTCTCAACCTCGTTCCTGGTCAAAAGGTTTATGCTATAGGCAGCACTGCTTCTGTTGACGCTCGCATTATCGAAATTCATTAGTTAGTAGGTGGCTGACATGGCTTATGCGACGCTTGAGGAACTTGCAGAATATCTGGATGTTACAGAAGCTGAACTCGAAGAAGACTCAGAGCGGCTACTTGAAATGGCCAGCTTACTGGTCGACCATTACACCCTTGGCAAGGTTGACATAACCAACCTAAGCCACCTCGAAGCTGCCAAGCTGGCTGTCTGTGCACAGGTTGAATATTGGCACGAAACTGGAGACCATATTGGACTACTTGAGACTTACGGCAGCTTATCTTTAGGCAGTTTTAGCGTATCACGTGGTAGTAGCACCGCTTCCACTCCTCAGCTTCAGTTGGCACCTCGGGCTTACCAAGCTTTGTTTATGGAGGGCCTGCTTTATAGAGGAGTCGACATTAAATGATACCGAATGTGTTGTTAATTCACACCATTACCATCAAAGAATATCAAGGAGATGGGCCATATGGGCCATCATATGGTAGCTCATATATTGCTCGATGTTACTTTGAGAAGAAGCATGAACTCGTAAGAGATAGCAACGGACAAGAGATAGTCTCCAGCGCACGTGCTTTCATGCATCCCAACTACGAGCCACCTCCTAAAAGCATCATCACGTTTGAAGGCGAAGACTATGAAGTTATCACTTCTGCAAGGTTCGACAACCCGCTTGCTCACTCGAAGCCACATCACACTGAAGTGACGTTAAAATGAGCGTGTTTATGCGTTGGTATGGCGATGACGTAAAAAAGAAGATACAGGAAGCACAAGTAAAAGCATTGCGTGATTCCGTTGAATATCTTTTAACTGAAGCAAACAAGACTAACCCATACCGAGAAGGCACGCTGGAGCGATCAGGAAGCACAGACGTTGACGAGTTATCGCTTCAGGGGTCGGTTTATTACGATACACCGTATGCAATAAGGATGCACGAGGAGCCAGGACTTCGATACACCGATCCTAAAGCACGTTGGAAGTGGCTTGAGCTAACAGTTAATGAACAGGCCGATAGAGTAGTGGAGTATATCAGGAGACACTTGGAGGAAGCTCATAAATGAGCATAGTAACGGATATAATGAGATATTTAGCTAACAAAGGAATTGTAAGTTACAGCGAGACTGGTGGCACAAACAATATCTTCATGGGGAAGCTGCCAGCGGAGCCCTCATTTGCCATTGCTGTTAATCCTTCTGGAGGATACAACGCATCGATAAAGCATGACTACGACCTACCGACGATTCAAATATTGGTCAGGGGAACGGTTGACCCTCGCACTGGATATGAAAAAGCAATGGCAATATATGATGCGCTACATGGCTTTGGAAGTGGAGCTTTTGTTGCTGGAGGATATTGGGTGGTAAAATGTGAAGGGATACAAAGCGAACCTATCTACATTGGACAGGACGAAAATGGACGGCATATGTATACTTTAAATTTTGCGATAGAGGTCAAGCGACCTTCTATGTATAGGGGGTGAGTAGATGGCAATAGATCGTGTATTGGCACGAGGTTGGAAGTTTGAAATAAACGATAATGGCGATTGGAAGGAAATTGGAGGGCTAAACTCCTTTGCTTGGGGTGGCACCAAGACCGACGCTGACACGACAGGATTCGATAGTCAAGGATGGTCAGAACATCTACCAGTACAACGTGGCCGCACGCTGACTCTACAGGGAAGCTATCTTGAGGTGCCAAAAGAAAACGGCCAATTCATAGCACGGATAAAAGTGCTGACGGGAGCGGTAACTGCAAGCGGTAATGTCACAGTCACATTAAATAAGGGCGTAGCTGAAAACATAATAGTTGCAGTTGTTAAAGATGACACTGTTAGAACAGTAGCAACTAAGATAGCGCAGGAGATCGACGAAGATACAGACTGGTCAGCATA